TGACCCTCACAATTTGAAAAATGTAACCTCTGATGTGATTCGCACGGAAGATATCCGATGGTTTTTCAAGGTGTGGTCTTCCAGGATAAATAACAAAATGTTTGACAGGCAAATTGTAATAATGCAGAGGGGTCATGAACAGGATTTGACAGCTGCCCTTTTGGAGCAGGGCGATTGGACGATCTTGAAATTGCCAACTGAATACCAGCCAACGCAGTGGACTTCACCAATCGGGTGGAGCGATCCGAGAACCTCGGAGGGAGAACTTCTGAACCCTGGAAGAATTGGACCAGCCGAGAATGACGTTGTGAAACTTGAGCTTGGTCCTATCGACTATTCTTGTCAGCATAGTCAAAACCCTCTTCCCGAGAGGGGGGGAATGTTTGAAAGGAGCTGGTTCGAAATTGTCGAGTCTCCTCCCACGGAAGTTCTTGGTCGTGTGAGATTTTGGGACGCCGCTGGTTCAGAGACGGAGCGCAGCCCGTACACGGCAGGAGTCTTGATGAGCGAATCGAAGAGCGGGATTTTCTACGTTGAAGATGTTCAACGGGATCGACTTGTCTCGGCAAAAGTTGATGCGCTCATGCTTCAGACTGCAAGTCTTGATGGGGTCGGAACAGATATCGCGGAAGAGCAGGAACCAGGAAGTGCCGGGAAAGCTGTGGTGGCCGCTCATCGAATTCTTTTGAGCGGGTATAGTTACATTGGCATTACCGCGACGGGGGATAAAGTCACGCGCTGGAAACCGCTTGCGTCTCAGGCACGACCAGCCACGGAGTCTGAACCTTACGGTCGCGTCAAGCTTGTGGCAGGAGAATGGAATCAGACTTTTCTCGATGAGGTTGTTGCAAATCAACGCAGCCGATTTAAGGATCAATTGGACGCGGCGGCGGGAGCGCTCTATCAGTTGCGGCTAGCCGCTAGGCCCGTTCGGGTGGTTGAGGCGATGTGGGGGTGACGAGATGGCAATCTTAAAAGCTAAGGCCAGGAAACGTTCCGCGACGATTGTCCAAAAAACGAATGGAGGAAAACGGTATCGGTTTCCGATGCCAGATAAAGCGCATGCTAGAAATGCTCTGTCGAGGCTCCCTCAAGCTAAAGACCTGAGCGCGGCGGATCGGAAGAAGATTCGGGACCGCGCCAATAAGATTTTGGGGAAAAAACGTGCCAGTTAATACTCCGAGAGACGACTATAATTCTTTTACTCCTATCTGGAAACGGATGAGAGACACATTTGGTGGACGCGATAAGATCATCGCAGCGGGGGATCTCTACACGCCACGCCTCCCGGCGGCAACTCCCCAAACGCAATTATCTTATTTACACCGTGGCAATTATTACAACGCTGTTCGACGCACGGTGAGTGGTTTGGTTGGTGGCGTCTTTCAAAAAACACCACGGTTTGACGTGCCTCGAAACGTTGATCCCTGGCTTCGAGATGTCACTCTGACCAATGTTCCGATGGAATCGTTTGCGCTCACGGCGACCGAAGAGGTGATGCTGATGGGGCGATCTGGGGTTTTGGTGGAGATGGCTGAATCGCCTCTGATTGAAGCCCGTCCGTATTTTGTGAGTTACGCAACTGAAAACATAATTAATTGGGATACAACTGTCCTTGACGGCGATGAGGTCTTAACGCTTTTGGTGTTGCGCGAACAACCACGACGCGTCGATGAAAAAGATCCTTTCCGGTATAAGACCATTGAACAATACCGCGAACTCAGGCTGATTTTGGAAGGGGACGCCCTCCGTTATACGCAGCAGGTATGGCAACGCCCTGAAGACGGCGGAGAGGTGGAAATGGTGGGGCCGCGTCTGATGCCGCTGCGACGGGGGGAGCCCCTGCCCTTTATTCCATTTACGTTCTTGGGCCCTGCGGCTGTCACTACTGATGTGAAAGATCCTCCGCTCCTCGATCTTGCCAATTTAAATCTGGCCCATTGGAGAAACACATGTGACCACGAACAGGGGCTGCATTTGGTAAGTCTCCCAACGCCGTTCGTGGCTGGAATGCGAGGTGCGGGAGAGGATGTTGAGACTTTAAATATCGGTCCTTCGACGGTCTGGATTCTGGAGAAAGAAGGCAAGGCTGGCATGGTGGAATTCACCGGGGCCGGGATGAAATCGCTGGAAACTGCGCTCCTTGCCAAACAACACCAGATGGCCACATTGGGAGCCAAGCTTCTCGAAGAACAGCCCACCGTGGCGCAGGAAACGGCCACGGCGGTGCTGGCGCGGCACGCGGGGGAACATGCAACTCTTCGAACGATGGCTCAATCGATGGAGCAAGGTTTGGGAGTGGCTCTTCAGACGATGGCGTGGTGGGCAGGGCTAGATGCAAAGCCAGATGACGTTCCGGTGAAGGTGGAATTGAATAAGGATTTTCTCCAGGTAAAAGCTCAGCCGCAGGAGATTCAGACGGCGTTGGCAACTCTCCAGGCGGGGGAGATCAGTTATCAGACTTTCTGGAATCTGCTCACGGAAGGCGGATGGGCACGCTACGGAGTCACGGCGGAAGAAGAAAAGCTAGAGATTAGCAGAGAGCCCGAACAACTTCCTGCTCCTACGGAAGAAATCATCAAGGTTGAAGAGGAAGAATGAGCCCTGAAACGTTACCACGCGGAACTACGCCAAAACGGAGCAGTGCTTGGCGATTGCCCGGATCAAAAACTCGCAGCCGTCACGATCATCGTGAGATGACGCAGCTGGCAGATAAACTAGAACCTCAATTTGAAGCCAGAGTGATTCGCGCATCGGAACGGATGGCATCGAGCATCGACCTTGATCGTCTCACCTTGGCGATTGCTAAAGGAAATGTGGAGGAGGCTGTGCGGGCCTCGCTGACCAGTAAACAACTTCAAGAGGTGATGGGCCCTGTTGAAACGTTGATCAAAAGCAATTTGGTTCGTGGCGGAAACCTCGGGGCTCGTCAACTTAATCAGTTAGTCAAAGACCTTGGCTGATCCTGTTTCCTTTGGCTTTAACGCCAAGAGTCGAAAAGCTCAGGCATGGGCGAAGAAGTTTGCTGGTGATCGTATCCGTAAAGTTGACGCGGAAACGAAACTCGCCGTTCGACAAATTGTCGTCGATTCTATCCACAAAGGAATTCCTCCCAAGGACGCGGCGAAACAGATTCGAAGCGTTGTGGGAATGAATCGGCCTCAAGCAAAAGCGTGGCAAAAATATTATCAGGGTCTTTCTCCCAATTTGTCTCCGGGAGCAAAGTCTAAGGCTGGAGATCGTCTCCGCAAAAAGTATATTCGTCGCCGCGCAATTACGATTGCTCGAACAGAAGTCATCGATAGTCTCTCGGCAGGAACCGAACAAGCCTGGACCCAGGCGCAGAAGAAAAACCTCCTTGGGAAGAACGCCAAGAAAAAGTGGCTAGCAACGTCGTTCGGGGCGTGCGCGATTTGTCGTAGTTTGGCGATGGAAGAAGCGGTCCCTCTTAACAAAAACTTTAAAGCGACGATAGCCCCCTTCTCGTTGAAACCAATTTCCCGTCCTACGGCTCACCCGAATTGTCGCTGTGCGCTGATTCCGGTTCCGGGGACCGGGGGATCGATGTTCCCTGGTGGCGCAGGAGTTGTGTCAGCGGTGAGTGAAGCTGCATGGATGGATAGTCTCCTGTCCAAAAAGGTCGGTGGGCAGAAGGGGTCCAATCTGGGAGGTCTGTACGAAGACGCACAGGGGAAAAAGCATTACGTCAAGGAGTATAAGAACCCGCAGCAAGCGATGACCGAAGCAGCCGCAAATTCGGTGTATCGGGAGCTTGGGTTCGAAGTTCCTGAGAGTTTTGTTCGGGTCGGGAGTGATGGGAAGACTTATTTCGTTTCGAAGTGGATAGACGATATGGAGGGCACACTCGGTCAGATCGGGATGACCGCAAAGGATGCGGAGCAGATTCTCGATGGGTTTGTCGCGGATGTCTTCACCGCGAATTGGGATGCGGTTGGAACCGGCCTGGATAACGTCGTCCGTTTGGCGAACGGAAAGATCATCCGTATCGACCAAGGAGGAGCGTTTCTCTTCAGGGCACAGGGTGCCTTGAAACCTCCCTCGGTTCTTGGCCAAATTACGGAATGGGAGAATTTCGTCGCCAAGAATCCTTATTACAAACAGGTGTTTCAAAAGGCTGGCCTGGAGAATGCTGATGCTTTGGCGGCACGGGCAGTCAAGCAAATCGATGAGCTTCAGAAATTACGACTTAAGTATGAAAGTTGGGATGACTTTTTAAAGAAGACGACTCCGAATCTTGATGCAGCTACCAGGATGCAAATCGCAGAGATGATGGAAAAGCGATTTGTCAAACTCATCAATAAACGGACGACTCTTGAGATTAGCATTTCGGTCGAAGCGGAGGTGGCCCAAGAAGCTCTCGGGAAAGCTAAGGCAATATCCAAATTTGATGTTGAAGAAGTTGTGCCAGTAAAAACGATCAAAGAAGCCGAGAAACTTGCGAAGGAATTAGGAGAAGCACTTGAAGTACAGGCAGGGCTTGGCCTTCCTGAATCAGAAGAGATAATAACGGCGATCTCGAGCAACCTAAAGATGCTCAAAAAGGTTGCTACCACGGTGCAGGCTAAAGGAATTGGAAAGCTGCAAGCGCAGATTAAACTTCTTGATGCAGATATTCTTCCTCGGAAAACTCTGACCGCGAACAAACTTAAGCTATACGAGAGAAATAAGGATATTTGGAAGAGAACACTCGCAGGTGAAAAGCCGAGGGATATTGCGGAGGCCCTCAACCTTAACGTCAATAATGTTCGTCGCATTCTTCGAGACTTAAAGAAATCACCTCTTGATGTTCCATCAGCTGATGGTGTTTTTGAAGCTCTTAAGAGTCAGTTTAAGTTCTGGGCGGACACGGAAGTTCGAAGGATGTCTCTAAAGCTTCGGCGGGAAATGACGAGCAGGTATCATTCTTACTTAGACTCGATTAAAAAGGATGTGTATTCTGCCGTGAGGTCTTACACCGGAGGATACTACACCGCAATGAATGAGTCGCTTCGGATAATG